TGCTGGGGATGGGTGTCGGTGGTGGCACATAAGGGTCAGGCGTGTTGCCTTCGGCGAGCCATGCTAGGTATTCTTGGTAAAACGTATTTGCAGGGTCGGCGGGAATAACCCAACCGTCTGAACGAAAAACGTCGGTTGTTTTTGTAAGTTGGTAGTTCATGGTTTACAACTCCGCCGATGCTTGCAAAATTAACGTCGAAGCACAATTGATAATCACAGCATTTCCAGCAACCAAACCAGACGCCGATGTAACAGACCAGTTGAAATTATTTACGCTAGGCGCTGATGCCAAAATAGTCCCGCCTGCGTTACTTCCTGTTGCGGTCAATGCGTTTGCGCTGCCAGTTCCATAAGTAAGGGCTGGCGTACTTATTTTGGTAACTGCAAAATTGGTTCCAAAACCAGACGCTGCCGTTGTAGAAGTTGCCTGACAAACAGAAATAACAGAACTTGTTTGGTAACGAATAGTTTCAAAATACCTCTGACACAACGCCAACTCCATCCCAATCGGACGTTGCTCGAATGGCGTGGCTACGGGGCCGACTTCAAGTTGCACTTGAGCGATACTGACGGTTTTGGAGACTTGCGTCCCAATGCCAGCGGCGCGTCCGCCAACTCCCGAAAAACTGGTTCCAGCATCTATCCAAAATCCCAATACTGTGTAACTAGTGTTTGCTGTTGTGCCAAGCGTAATTCCAGCCAAAGACGGAATCGCAAACGTCTTGCTGTATTTGGTCCACGTTGTTGTCAATGCCTGTGCCTGACCAATTCCGGGAACAGCTGCTGATGGACTGCCTCCGGTTCCAAAAAACTGATACAGTTCAAGCGCAATAGATGGTGTTCCGCTGGCTGCTTTGGCCCAAAAAGAAACAGTTACTGTTTGCCCTGCAAGTATTCTTACATCTTCAATCGGTTGCTGAAGTTTGTAATAGTTATTTGCGCCAGCAACTGAGGTGACGGCAATTTGCGTATAAAACTGCGCCCCGCCTGTGTCGTACAAAGTATCGCCAGAAACAAAAGCTCCCTGCGAAGTAGAAAATGTGTCTCCTATTCCGTCATTTTCCCAGCGGTCAGCAGGGCCATAGACGTTTGTAGTAGTAACCGCAGTCGTCCCACGCTGGAATATACCCATATTCCCGTTGATAATCTTATTCCGCAGCCCCGCCAACTGACCACCGTTGGCAGAGGCCATCTGCACGTTGCCTGTGAACGTACCAGTGGTTCCGTTAATAGTTGTTCCACTAATAGCCGCTGGCGTGGTTGCACCAATAGGCCCAGGTGCTGCTAATGCCGTGGTATCAAACTTAGTACTTACAGCCGTTGAAATTGCATTGAACTCATTGTCAATTTCAGTACCCTTAACAATCTTTAAGGGGTTCCCTGTAAGTAGGCTGTCCTTACTAGCAAAATTAGTTGCTTTTGTGTAATTAGACAAAATATTCCTCCATTATCTTCATACTGTTTTTCCGTTCTTAGCGTGAATTTCTAACTTCTGGATACTTAAAGCACTACCATTAATGTCTGCCTCATACCCAGTTTGAACAACTTTACCAGCACCAGTTGGGTAGACGGTTAAGGTATTTAGTGCAATTCCATCACTATATTCTGAAATGCCATACTCTGCAATGTTATATTCTGAAACACCTTGCACTGGTATGCCAACTGCTTGTGAATAATAATTCTCTTTAAAGTCGTAGTCCCACTTCACAATGAGGTCTTGTGCTGTACCGCCAACAACAACAACCTTAATCTTCTTTAGAATTGAGGTAACTGATGGTTGTCCAAAATCTGTATGGTTTGTATAGTAGGTCATCCGATAAGAAACACCGTTATCTGAGTTTCCGGTGTAACTTCCAAGATAACCCTCTTTACCAATCAGAAGGGTTTTATCTGACCTATAAAATAAACTCTTAGGCTCAATGTTATCCCAAGTTGTAACCCTACTACTTCCATCTTGAAGTTGTGTTTTTAAATCAAAGCAATAGACAATCTTTGATAAGGGAAGTGTTAAAAGGTAGAAGGATTCAAAGGGACTATAGACAGCTTTAATTGGCTCATTGAGTTCACCAAGAACCCCTTGCATCAAATCATCTCTTACGTTTTTGCTCAAGTCCCTATATGGTGCTGACTTCTCTTGAATGGTTCTGAGTACACTGCGTACACCAGTATCAGATAGGAAGATGATGTCAGAACCCGTATTCTGTATGCTATCCCTAGCAATACAACCAATACCTGTTGTGGTGTCACTTAATGTTATAGTTGAAGGTACAGTTGCACCGCTATAAACAAGAATGTTATTCCTGCCAAAGATAAATAGAAATCCATTGTGTGCTCCTAACCCTACAATGTTATCTCCACCATTGGGCCACACAGTGTTTACATTCAAACTACCTGATGAACCACCCGTCCACAAATGACCAGCAAGACTATCACTAAAATAAATCGTATTCTTGTCTGTAGTAGTGTCTGTAACCCATAACCTACCATAAGCAGAAATAACAACATTACCATTTTGAACTGTTCCAGTATGCCCTGTCTTTTCACTAATACGCCTATAAGTTGTAGTGCTAACTGCTGGATCAAACACCAATGGCGTGTGACCACTTTGGAATAAATAGAGGTGTGAGTTTAATGATGCCATTTGCCAATTACTATTTGTAATTGTTGGGGCTGTTCCTCCACCACCATAGGTTAGTTCTGTTAGTGCTCCAGCAGCATAAATAAACAATTTGTTATTACCAGCACAAATGGTGTAAGAGACACCACCGTTTGTTACCACTTCTCCAATGGACTTAATATCTGCCGTACCCAGTGCAGCATTAATTGCAGTGTTCTGTGGAGACCACCCCTTACGAGAGCCAATACGTCCAAACTTATCAATTACGCAATTGTTTGCAGATAGGGCAAACCCAGAGGCCAAGTCAAGAGAGGAGTCTTGAGTGTTGAGTCCAAAGAAACCTGGAGCAGAAATACTAAAGGTTTGAAGTACTTGAGCCATTAAATTGCCACCCAACTATCTTCTTCAGTATGGCGACCAGCCTCAATTGCAATTGCATCTGCAAGCACTTGACGATAGAGGGAATAGGCCTCTGAACTCTGCTCACCACCATCTTCACCACGCTCAACAAGGGCCTTAGCAAAAGCTAGATGTACCACAGGCTCTTTAGGGACAAGGAGCACGGTTGCATCAGTTGAGAGGTCTAGTTGTGGTTGATAGATGTTAAAGAAAATGGAATATGCAGCATCAGGGACAGGGAAGATGTCAACTTTGGTATCACCGTTAGCGTCTGCACCATTAAAGTTATAATAGTTAGGAGCACCAGATTGAGGTGTTGCAGTCATAAACAAGAAGTGCGTCATCTCAATAGATGAGATTGCACGTAGTGTTGTCTTGTTAGTGTTGTCAAACACCTCACTAACCTTAAACCTAGACCCAGTGTTGGGTAGGACATAGTTATAGGTTGCTGGTGTTGTTGTAAGGGTTAGGGTTGTTGAAAGTGTGTTCCAAGTGTAGGCATCTTCAACCTGACGCTTTGCATCATTAATAAACCTACCAACAAGTTTAGAAAGTACGTTTTGATTTACAGTGGACACTTCTGGTTCACGCATACGAACCATTACGTCATTAACAAGTTCCAGATATGTTGGTAGTGCCATGAGTGTGTCCCTTATTTATCTGCTTTGTTTTCTAGACGATCAAATATCTTAGACAGATATTCTTTGATTTCGTAAATATCCCTACGATAGTCCTCTTTCATAACGTAGTCTTTTGGCATTTCCTCGCGCAACTTTGCAAGGTCTTGTTTTAACTCTTTAACTGCGTTCCATAACTCTCTGGCAAACCATCCAGTAACGCCAGATGCAAGAACTAGTACACTATTTATAAGTTGCTGAGTATCCAAGATCATTCACCACTTGGCTCAGGCTTTTTCTTCTTTGGCTTTTCTTCTACGACAACTACTTCTTCTTCAAACACTTCTTCATATTGCGGGTGTGTCCTCATACCTTCAATGTCATGCTCGTTGACAAACTCATATACGCCACCACTCGCAACACATTTAAACTTAGCCATACCTATCTCCTAAAAATAAAGGTTCTCACCTTTCACCCAAAGGCTACTAAGTGAGAACCCTACCTAAATTACTTAGGCTGGAACTGCTAGAGCAACAGCAGCATAGTCACGTAGTTCTGCAACACCATAAATGACGTCAGCAGTAAAGAGACTACCTAGATACTCTTGCTTGTACTGAGTCTGAGTACGAACTTCCTTTTGCATACCAAGGATACCGAAATCACGGTGGCCTAGTAGGCAAATGCGGGTAGCAGTACTACCAGAGGTGGTATCAGCATTGTTAGTAACAAATACGGGAACTCCGTACACATTACCAATTTCACCGTTACGGATGGTGTTAGAACTACCACCTTCACCAACGAAAGCCTGTTCAGTGAAACGTGCAATACCCATTAAGGTGTTACGGGTTGAAGGAGGAACGAGTAGGAAACGGCCATCCATAGGAACATCATTGTCGTCTAGACGCTGAATTGAACGGCGAATGGCAGAATCAGCTAGAGCAGCAAAACCAGTGTTAGTACCTGCAACATAAGCAGTAGTACCATCAGCACCTGAGAAAGCTCCGCTATAGGCAGCAGTGTTAGTACCGCTTTGAACTTGACGGCCTAGTTGAATCAAAGAAGTATCAATCTGACGAGCAAGTGCATAACCAGCATCATCAGTGTAATACTGACGCATTGAGGTTAGTGCCTGAGTATCAACGATGTCTTCAATAAGAATTGAATACTCAAAATGCTGGTTGAGAGATAGGGTAACTTCTGTTGCAGTGTCGGTAACAAGGGTTACTTGCGCTGATGCCGCCTTAGCAGTTGCATTACCACGAGCACCTGGCCTAGGTAGAAGGACAGTATCGCCCTTCTTGCCAGCAAGGTTGATTTTCTTAATGAGATTTGCAAGGACAAGATTACGCTTGTATGTTGCAACAACTTCATCACTCCAAATTTGTGGAATGAATTTATCAGCAGTCGTAACTGTCTGATGGGCTGTACCTAATGGCATATTATATACTCCTAAAAATTAGTAATTATTTAACTCGACCCTCGTTATAAGCCTTGATGATTTCATCACCTAGTTGCTCATAGCGATCTGGATCGGTCATACGTAAGCGGATAAGATCAGCACGGCGATATGTCTTCCTTGAGGTTTCACCTGACCCACCAACATCCACGCCAGCAGCCTTTAGAGCCTTTGTACGCGATTGTTTCCCAGCATCTGACACTTCCTTTGACCTGACACCTTTAATCTGCTTATAGGTCGATAGAAGCTCATCTGCCGTTTCAAAATTGTAATTAGTATCTGCATCTTCATACATACGCATACGTACTGGTGATGCATTTACCCAAGCAATAAAATCCCCATCTTGAACAATGTTCCCAAAGTCAGGGTGCTTGTTAGTAAGCTGACTCTGAAGGTTCATCTGCCTCATTTGTTGTGAGGCTTGCTTTGCCGCTTTTATGTCTGGATGGTTCTCTAAAGCATTTTGAATGGCTTTTTGAGGGTTCTCAAAGAAATCAATATCTGTTTCTTCTTGTGCAGGTTTTACTTGTTTCTGCGAGAGTTGTTGTTTCAACAATTCATCAGCAAGTTTACGAACTTCACCAACCTCTTGTGCTTGCCTACCAATTAGCTGTTCAGCCTCTTGGTGCATCTTCACAATGTCTTCTAGGTTTTTGCCCCGATACTTGTCGGGAACCTTAGAGACTACAGGTTGTTCTGATTCTTCAATTTCATCATCTTCAGAATCTAGTTCATCAACTTCTTCTGTCTGTTGATCCAATTCGTCGTCATTTTCAATAAAAGCCATGCTACACCTTTCTCCTGCCCTTACGGGTTTTAGGAGTATTGCCCTTACGGGCCTATTATAAAACGAAAGTAAAAACTACGGACGTTTAATCGCTACCCGATTCTGCGTTTTTCTTTCTCTCTTGACTGAGTTTCTCAGCCCTAACTCTTTCCCACCTATCTGCTGCCCCAGGAAAACTTCCAGTAATCCCTTCAAGTTTGATAGTTGGACAAGAAATTATTCTTTTTGCGTCTTCACCACAAATCTTGCAAGGAAGTGCCCTATCTTCTGAGTTAACAAAGGATTCAAACATATGGAAGTCTTCACACATAAAGTCATAAAAACCCCTCATTCGTCTTCTCCGTTTAACTGGTTGTAGGATTCCTCACAAATTTTCTTGCGAGTGAGAATCAAAGTGAGTATGTCTAGCTGTCCCTTTTTGAAGAATAAATCTTCAGCATTTAAAGTACTAGACACACTATCAACAGTTTCTCGTAGATTTTCCATATCCTCTACAAAATATTTCCAACCTTCAGTAGAAAGCATAGAAAATGTTTCTTCGTAATACTTCTGTAGTTTCTTGTCCATTATGGGGAAACTCCTCTTATAGTTAATCTTATTATACTATATATATTAGTATAATGTCAATAGGTATTACCAATTAATTGAATCTATTTCTTCAATAGTTGTTGCATCATCTACTTGAGTTACTAAACCAGCTTCTTTTTCATACAAAGGAATAACCTGTGCAGCAATCTCTAGTGCAATTTGTTCTAGTTGAGAAAGCGTATACACACTGTATACACCATCAACAGTTTTATATCCGCACTCTGCTGGATTACCTAAGGAGGCTGCAATCTGAGTAACCTGGATGCAAAGGCTTAGTTTGTTGTTGTCTGATTCAGTAGAACCAAATACTCCAAGGCTAGTTGTCTTATCTGCATACATCTCAACAGATCGTGAAGAAGCGATCTCAGCCTTCTTCTTGGCTTTGACCTTGTCAAGATCAGATACGATTACGTCAGACGTAACAACACCGCCAAACAGTTTGCAAGTGGCGTCAGCGACCAGCAGAGTTTCTGCTGTAGCCACTAAACCTGCTGTGATGGGCGTGTAAATCTGGGTGGAGAAGCGGTCAACAGCACGATCTTGGGCTGTAGCACGATCTGCGTTGATGTAGGACGCAACCGTGGCAAACAGGTTGTCCTGCGCGTCAATGATGATGGAATTGATGCGGTGGTATTCGTAAACAATACCAGCGGCGTTAGTTAGTTGTTTTATGATTGCCATTATGCAAGGATTCCTAAGTTACGAAGTGCTTTGACCACCTTGGCAAGCGTGTAGCCGTCAAACGTAGACGCAGAATTTATTGTGGTTCCCG